AGATGCGAAAGAACCATCTCCGTTATGGGCATGGCTTTCGGTTGGTGATCCAGGATAATTCTTTACGATATCTGTATTTTGTTCCGACATATTGTTCACCTCCTAGTGATTTTATATCTTTAGTTTAATAGGTCGGTTGATTTGAGGAAACGACCGCCCCATAGGGATTTCTGAACCTTTACAGGTTCAAACTGCACGATCTCGCCTAGATCGCCAGACTTGCGGAAAGCGGTGTCTGCAACTACGGCATCAACTCGCTTGCCAAACTCATTAAAGTTACCTTTGATACTGTTAACTTCACCAGTTACATTATCAATGGACTTTGTTACTGCTGCTACCTGCTCATGAAGAGACTTAACGGTTGCAGCGAGATCGCCAAAGGCATTAGTAAGAGAAGCGTTAATTTCAGCAAGTGCCTTAGCAACTTCTTCTTTAACATCAGCAACTGCATCTGCAACTGCCTCTTCTGTCTTCTCTTCTTCTACTGGTGCTTCCTCTGCATCAGTAGATTCTGCACTACCATCGACTGCTTCTGCAGCAGGTGCTTCTTGAGCAACTACTGTTTCTTCAGCGACTGCAGGAGTTTCAATAACTTCTGCTGGCTGTGCCTCTGGAGTGACCTCTGCATTCTCAACTGGAGTATCTAATACTGCTGTTGTTTCTGTCATAGGGTTTACCTCCTTTGTAATCTTAATTGTCCTAATGCCTTTAGCACTATCAACTAAGAACTTAATCATGTCTGCTTTATCAGAATCATACTTTTCAACAAAGCCAATATTCTGCATCTCTTCTCCAGATACAGGACTTGCTAGTGTTTCTTCTTCTGAGGTAACTACTATACCAGATTCTTTATCATAAAATACGTTTTCTAGAACTGTTTCATCACCTTTAATTATATCAACACCATCGACTTTTTGAACCGACATAATGCTAGCAAACTGGTTTGCTGGACTATCGACCAATGATAATTCAATCAGGTCATATTCTTTAATAATTCTAATTTGTGCATCTGATTTTTCATCATATGCATCATCCCACTCATTCATTCTTCCACCAATAGAAAAACCAGTGTATGTTCCATCTAGGACTTTTTCCCAAGCATCTTGTGCGCCCTTTGAGATGTATGCAGAAACATAAACGCCTTTATAGAACTTCTTAGATTCTGGATCAAAATATTTTTCTTCTTTAAATGAGACCATCTTACCTATTGCTGATGGTTGATGCATTTCTCTAATGTTCCCACGGAATTTAGCAAAAGCGTTCATTGATGCTTCTGTAGTAACAATGTCCATTTGCTTGTCAAGGTTATCAAGAGATGCAAAACCAGAAACTATTCTACGGCCTTCGTCTACTTTTGTGAGTGGCATTGATAAGCGAACGTTGTCGCCGTCAGTCACCCAAGAAGCCTTATTTATTTTCATATCAGTCCTATTATATCAAATGTTTATGAAGATTTCTCAACTATTGAGATGATCGACCTTCACCCTGTGGATTTCTCCCAGAGACAGTTGCTGTGCCATCGGATTGACTATTAGTTCTTTCTGTATCCCTTTGGCGATTGCCTGCTAGATTTGCTCTTGCATCTGTAGCCTGTCTTGCAGATAGTTGAAGAGGCTCATCTCCATGGCTGACCTGAGGCAAATCAAGAATTTCACGAGCCTCATTTGGTAGCATAATCTGAGTTTTAACATATCTTTCAAGAATTTGGGACTGGGCTATTTCGTCTGTCAGTGTTAATTCATTAAACTTAAGTTCAAGAATATCTGTTTTTTCACGAATAATCTTATTGACAACCTTCTCTAAATGATGCTGGGCTGGGCGTGCAACCTGTTCCTTAAATGTACGATCTTGTGCTAAGGCTGCTGCTATAGCGCCAGAGTCTGCTCCACCAAGTTTTGAGATTGGCACTTGATGAGCGATTAAAATGTCATCACGATTTTGCTTGCGATACTCTTTAAATGATCCATCTTGAATTCCATTTTCAATTGGCTCCATCTTGAACTCAACCTTGTTTTGATCTGTATCTCCAGGAAGTGGGATATAGAGAGTTCTATGTGACTGAGACTTAAGTCCAGTCTGCAAAAACCTAAACATTTTGTCTTCTGCATCTCCAGAAAGTTGTGCACCCTTAAGGGTAATTACATATCTTGGTACAGCCTTGTTTTCAAAATAATCAATGTTGTACTGTGATGCCAGTTTGTCTCCAATAAGAGAAGGAAGAGCGGACACAATATCTGGAACTCCGTAAAAAGTATTTAGAGGAGAGTACTCTTTAAGGTGAATAATTTCATTTGGGCGAGCATCAGTAGTTACTGGGTTTTGGTTGCTTGCTCCAAAGTTGCGAAAGTAAACTACCTTCTGACCAATAATCTGCAAGAAGCCATCATGAAGTCTACGCACTCTAACCGTAGTGGCTGGTATGTGACCAATGTATCCGATTTCACCTTCTACGTTTCTTCCTACTTCAATAAACCCATTTCCAGTTGCCTGTACATCTGTAAAAACTTTTTCCATAATTTTTGTAAAAGAGTCGTCATCATTAAGGTTTTCTAGCCAATCACGAATCTCAATTTTCATTCTTTCAACACGCTTGCGAGCACGCTTTACTTTATCTTGATCTTCGCTCATTTCAAAACGAAGAGAGGTGCTGTCTGTCATATCAAACCTGTAACCAAGTCCAACAATGTTTTCTACCTTAGCATCAATGGCTGCGTGATTAGCAAAAGATGTATCATAAAAGTTTGCCAACTCATACATGTTGTACGGTGGAGTAATTACATCAAACAAACCATAACCATTACGATATACAGTTCCAGGGTTAATCTGCTTAGATCCAGAGTCTTGTCCAGAAGGCATAGCATTTGCTGCATCTAGATATGCTTCATCGCCAATTGCTTTATTTACAACTCTAGAGACTCTTCGTTTAAAGTTTTGATCTAGTCCAGAATATTCCCTTAGGCTTTCCCAAGATTTAGTAAATGGATCTTGATCTCTAAAAAGGTTTTCTGGTTCTTCTTGTGTGTTTAGACTTGCTCTAATTACAGGGTTATCGTTATTCATCTAACGCTCCCCTGCCATATTTGTCAACTGTATCTTGTGCAGCCTTCCAAGCACCAAGGTCGTTCATTGATGGAATCAATCCTTGCTTAAGTCTATCCATCTGCTCTGAATGCTCTTCATCTGTAATTCTTGTAAGTCCAGCAACAAAGACTGCTTCGCCATCTCCTGGATCACCAAAATGTTTTGCTGCATTCTTTAATTCTGCTATCTTGGAAATGTCTCCACGCATAGACTCAATGTTGAGAACATTACCTTCTCCATCAGTAAACCACTTACCTGTTGACTTCTTATATACATACAGTCCCCAGTTATATTGCTTGTCAATGACCTTTTTACGTACATTGCTTACCAGAGGTTTACCAGTTTTTTGACTAATTAATGGATTCATAACCTTTAGTATACCATATTAGACTGGAGTGATTACAGAACTTGACCACTCTACAGTATCGTATATTTTTAGTTTATCTGAGTCTAGAATCATACCTTCTCCATCATCAATGATAATCTTATTAGTTCCAATATAGGTTTTATAGATATCTGAAGGATTTACTCCGTATGTTGAGGATGTTGACAATACCAGCATTCCGTTCCAGGAGTAGTTTGTCTCCCAGTATTGCCAGTCAAAGTTCGTGCCGTCTTCTGTTTTAACATTTGCCCAAGGCCTTGTTATTACGCTACGAATTTGCTGAAGATCTGTGGCTTGGTAATAAGAGATATTGTTAAATACCCCAGAACCGTTGATATTAACAGATCCAAGAAATGAGTCAAATATTAATGGAGAAGCAAAAGAAATACCTATAATTGACCATTCCTTAATTGTAAGGACTGGTTCTCTGACTATAGATCCATTAATATAATATGATAAACCATTGACCGCTTCTCCAGTAGAATCGTTTAAGGCAAATATTTTTGCTCTTGTTCTTTCTGAATTAGTTGCAACTAGGTAAAACTTAACTGTTTCATTTTTATGGTTTATCTCAAATAGTTGTGAAGGAGTGCTTGGAAATTGAGGATTATCATTTCTGTACCAAGTTTGGAAAGCGCTAATTCTATAGTTGTTTGCAATTGTTGTATTTACTGGAAAAGATATTCCACGATCAGTAGATGATGAAAATTCTCCACGAACTTCAATGCCAGAATTTCTGGTCATATATAGATAAGGGGTACTGCCTTTGTAAATACTAAAAGGGTTTTTAGATTTGTAGTCATAATAAATTCCAGCCTTCTTGTATGGAAAAAGACTATTTCCAAACTTAGTGCCAATGGGATTAAAAGAGTTGTCGTTAAGAACTTGGGATGCAAGAGAAAGACTTCTAACAGCAATTGGTTTTGTCAAAATTCCACGACTATTAAATTCTAAATGATAAACAATTGCTAATTCGTTAAAGTCTACAGTCTTGTCTGGGTAGATAAGCATATTGTCTATAACCTCAAACTTAGTAAGTGCCCACTGGTCATGCTCACTAATATCTAAAATTTTTGCTTCTAAAGGTTTATCAGAAAACACAAAACTGCTTAATGGGGCATTAGCACCTTCAGCAACATACTGAAAAGTTACATAACTTTTTACGTTGGCGCTATCTGTATTATATACATTTTTTACTACATATTGTTCTGACATATCAAGATAATCTGACCATCCATTTTCATCAGGATCATCTAAGTTTGCGTATGTCTGTTGTGTTGGAGAGGAATAGGCTAGATATAGATCATCATAAGAAAATGATTCTGTCCCAATATTTTCTTCTGTAAGAGATGACGGCTTTGGATAATCAATGTTAAATTGAATAAAGTCTAGATCATAATATTCGTTACCCACATCATTTTTAACATATTGTGCAAAATATGAAAGTGGCATATAGTCTTGCCAATACCCAGATACTCCTATGTCTAAATAAAAATTATCATAGGCCTCTGTTGGCAAAAGTGTATAACTTGCAGTATGAACTAGGAGTTCGTCTGCATCGTTTATATCTACTATTCCGTTAGAAGCAAAATGGTTTTCAATTTCAGATCTATTAAAGGTGGTTGCTGCACCAAAAGAATATAGGTATCCAGTAAATGTTCTTTGGCCAGAGTCATCTCCAGCAACATATATCGTTAACCCATTTCTATTTCCAAAAAATGATGCAAGGTTTCCACCAAAGTTATTAACAATTTCATGAATGTCAATTCCGACAGCAAACTTTAGTCCTACTGGAAACTCCTGACCCATTAAAACCTCTTCTTGAACACCATTAAATGTTAGATAATAATCAATGTTTGGTCCATCTTTTCTAATACTAAACTTGTTTCCATTTATTGTATTTTTAATTTCAATAATTGTTTGCTCTGTTAGGTCATCTTCATTTATCTGAACAACTGCATATATAGCATGAACCTCATCGTTAATTATATTAAGACTAGGGAAATTAAAATACCCATTAACAGCAGACCAGGTATCATTTGGTCTAAATGTTATAAACTTATTATTTCCAACTTGAATAGCGCTATTATCATTATAAAAATTAGTTAGTGTTTTAGATCCTAAAAATATTTCAGGCAAAGAGTATTGTGGTGTTTGTAATGTTGTATTTGATGCTACAAGGTTATCAAAGTTACCCTGCCTCCATTTGGCAAAACTAGGGTAGGCATAGTTTGCTGTGTAGTCAGCAAAACTGTAATCAATAAAAGCAGAAGTACCTCCATAGGCAGAGTTAATGCCTTCTGGTGACTCAACTCCTTGACCATAAACCCATCTTCTCTTTGCCACAGTGACTGGGACCTGATATGGATAGATTGCAACACAGTCAATTTCTATTTCTGGAACATCTGAATAAGCATAGAATCCAAGCCAGTCTTGAGACTTTGCATTTGCACTATCAACAATTGATGGTAACGATACTGACTCTGTATCAAAAGATAAAGAAAGAACTTCTTCTCCATTAATTAAAAGGCTTGCAGAATTTTTCATAATTCTAATATCAATAAGCATTGGTCTGTACCATTCACCAACAAAGTGTGACCTAAAAGAATTTCCAATTTTTAAAGTAATAAACCCTGACTCAACATAAAGTCCGTCTGAAGAAGATATTGGTCCAAATATTCTTCTTGGTATAGAAGTATCTGAATTAATTCTTGCCCAAAATTCAACAGTATACTCACCATATCTGCCAAGTTCATTTAAGAATCCTTGTCCAGGAATAACTACAGATGGCTTATCTGGATTTTCAATAATCTTAGTAACACCAGATGCACCATAAACAAGAGGGATGCTTGTGTTTTTAGCAAAAAGAGAAGTCTCTGATGCAAGATAATATCCATTAACATTTTCAAGGCCATACGGATCTGCTACAACAGAATAGTCTTGTGAGATAGCAATGTCTGTTGGAAATGTTGAAACAGTAGTACCTAGCGATGTTGCATTAAATTCTTCAGACCACTGACCCGCACTTATTCCATTTATATGAAAATCATAATCTGATGAAGACGCTCCGCCAGAAGCAGTTACTATTTTAATTACAATTCTAAAAGTAGCAACTTTATCTGGAATTTGAAAAGTTGAAGATATAAAAGACCACTTTGTGTAAAGGGGATCCTCAAAAGTTTCAAGTTCTTGAACAACTGCAGAAGTGCTTGGATCAGTATATTCAAAACCAATAGATACAGAATTAACATAAATACTATTAGAGTAAAAATATGTACCTATGGAAAATGTACCAAGCAAAGAATTCATACTAGAAAAGTTTGAAAGATTTGGACTAACAAGAGAGATAGTTCTTGTAGATCCGCTTGGGACAGTTCCAAGAATATTTGTTGAAAGACTATCCTCAAAAGGAGGATTGACTGCACCGCTACCAGGATCTGTATTTACAGTTGCCCCAGTAACTGTCCATTGAGACTCAACATTTCTTTTAGCCTCTGTTATTAAACTTACATAGTCAGCCTTGTCATCAAGTGCCCACAAAACCAGTGGGTGTTCTGAGAAAATTTTCTCTGCATATAAGTTTGATGGGTTAGACATAATTCTCCTATACCCTTATTATAGCAGGCTAGAGACTAATATAACTTAATCTCGCAAGCATCAGTTGAGCAATATGCTTCACCCTCTGCCTCAAGATTTTCTACTCCGTCATAAATAGCAGACCAATCAATCTTAGCGATTTTGCCTACATACGAGTTATATTCTTCTCTTGATATTTCTGTGTAAGGTTGCTGAGGATATGTCTTGTTTCCCATTGGAAGGAATGAGACTGCCTTTAGTTGTCCCTCGTACATATTGAGTGCTGGAGCAACAAACTTCTTTTCTTCTTCCTTATCAAATGAAAGTGTCACAGAAACACCATTATCTGACCAGTACTTCTGAGCAGTTGCAGCCAAACCAATTTTTTCAAATAGGCTAACCTGCTTCTCTGCACGCTTGTGTCCAGATGCTACTGGGAAATAGACTACAGATGTATTTGCTGATACTAGATCTGTTTCAATTTTATACCCCGCTGCTTTAAACAAATGAAGCATTGGGTCAGTGTTTCCAAAGCGAATAGCACGAAGATAGAACTCTCCGCCAGGACCCCAGTGAACTCCAGGTGTAGCACCAGAAAGAAGTGATACTGATCCTGATGGCTTAACTGTTGTTACACGAACTGATTCACGAACACAAAGCCATTCTGAATACTGATGGTCATAGTGACGAATCTTCTTGTACCCTTCATCCATCCATTCACGAGTTGTTGGCAATCCGTAAGTATCTGCAAATGAAGCAATGCCTGTAAGTGATGTACCAATACGACGGTTTCTTTGCATGATACCGTTTGTTACCTGCCAATGTGTTGGCATAAGGGTAACAGTCTTTCCATAAAGATAAGCAAACTTCAATGTCTTGAGGAAGTCCTCTTTGGATTCATGACGATTTAAGTGCACTTCTACAAGTGTACAAAGTTCGTATGATTCTAATGGCTGCTCTGCACAAGGATTGAAGCCCATAATGCGAGCATCTTTATAATCAGGTGCATCTGCAAGACGGCCATAATCACGAGCAACATCAAGCCAAATAAAACCTGGTTCTCCGTTGTCTGCAATTAAATCTACATAGTCTTCATACTTTGTTCCAATTTCAGCAGCAATAGAATTATTACTCATCCATGCCCAACCTGGTTTTTCTGGATCATATGAATTGCGTTCTGGAAATACTTCTGGATTTTTAAGATTAATAAAACCATCATCTTTTGGTGTGCCAAGTGCAAGGGTAGCAGAACGGCGAACATTTCCAGAAACAACACAGGTACCAATAAGATTAACAATGTCTACAATAGCACGGCTATCAAAGGCTTCTCCTGCTCTAGAACCGATTACATTACGAATACGTGTATGGAGATCAATAAGTGGTTCTGGACCGCTAGCAACGCCTCCAAAGCCCTTAATGGGGGCACCTAGAGGACGGATGAGGTCATAGGTAAACTCCTGAATAGACTGGTTTGCACGAAGAAATGAATTAATAAGTAATCTAACAGACTCAACCCATCCTTCACGAGTATCTGGAATTTCATAAATATTTACTGGCTCAGTTGGAGCATAAATAGACATTTGCTTGTCTTGTCCAAGAGTATCAAACCCAACACCAATACCCAACATTAATGCATCCATTACCCAAGCAAATAATGCACCTGGATCATTGCGATCAATATCACGAGTAGAGACCATAGCACAATTTTGAAGGGAAGCCGAGTTACGCTTCTCCATAGTCATAGGAGTTCCAAATGCCCAAAGACCACGACCTGGTGGAGTCCACTTTAATTCAAACATTCTTTGGAAGGCTTCTTGGGCAGACTTCTGAGCCTTATTGTCGTTCCATGGTAGGCGATTATCTTTAGCGTGGTTCTTTTGAACTGAGTACATACCCTCGATTACACGACGACATACCTCATGCCAGCGTTCCTTTGTCCCGTCTTCTTTAACACGAGAATATGTGCGAATAAATGTTACCTCTCCCAACGAGTTAGATCCTGCATCTGAGAATCCAAATGGTGCTGGAATGGTTTGATATTTATTTACAAACTCTTCTGATAGACGAAAAGAGAATACGCTTTCTGACATTTATTATGTACCTTTCAAAGTAAAATTAGATGAGTACTTCGTAATTTGCGAAGTAGTACCTAAGTATAACATACTTTAAAAAGAAAAACACGCTCATTAAGAGCGTGTAAATCTTTACTTTAAGGTTAGTGCTTTGTTATTTAAATAGCGCCCATAAGTAGAAGTGTTAGTTCGTCTGTTACGCTTCCTGGACCATTAAGTACAATATCCGCTAAACCAGAAATTGTTGTAACGGTTGCACCTGAAGCAATTGATGTTGAACCAAGTGTTGGAGCAGAGTATCCTGAAATTGTACCCCAAGAAGTTGAAGTTCCATCTGTAGTAAGGTACTTGCCTGAGTTACCAGACTGTGATGCAACTAAATCTGTACCGTTATATTTTAGAGTCTTACCTGAAGCAAGATTAACATGCTCTGATGAAGTCCAAGCGTCTGTAGCGTCTACCCAGTTAAAGGTTTTATCTGTTGCGCCCTTTAATGTTATACCGCCACCATCAGCAGTTGTATCTGTTGGAGACGCTGTATCTCCAAGAACAATGTTTTTGTCTTCTACAACTAGGTTAGTTGAGTTAATATTTGTTGTTGTTCCATCTACTGTTAAGTTACCAGAAACTGTTAGATTTACTGCTGTAGCAGTTCCAGTAAATGCAGGGTCTGCAAGAGGAGCCTTAGCATCCATCTGAGTTTGAATAGCAGAAGTTACACCATTTAGGTAGCCAATTTCTGTATCTGTAACATCTGTAACACGAGCCTGAATTGTTGCAGTATCTACGTCAAACTTGCTTGTTCCAGCATTCCAGGAAATTCCAGTACCAGCCAAAGTAGACTGATCTACTTCAGCACCGCTTACTGACGAATCAACATATTCTTGTGTTGCAATAGTGCCTGTTGAGTTAGGAAGGGTAAGTGTGCGATCTTCCGTTGGATTTGTAACTGTTAAAGTAGTTTCATGAGCATCTGCAGATGAGCCTTCAAAAACAATTCCTGAATCTGAAAGTGTGAGTCCTGAAACTACTGGACCTGTAAGAGTTTTGTTTGTAAGAGTGTCTGTTGAGTCTCTTAGGACAACTGTTCCTGTTGCATCTTGAAATGTAATTGTACGATCTGCTGTAGGGTCTGTTATTGCAAGAGTAGTCTCAAAGTCATTTGCAGTTGCACCCTCAAATGTAATGCTTGAGCCAAAAGCAGGGTTTACTGTTGAACTAGCGTCAATAAAGTAATCAAGGTTTACCCAGTGATTTGTGCCATCACCAATTTTAAATTTATTTGTATCGGTTTCAAATCCGATTTCACCTGCATTGAGGATTGGGCCATTGCCAGAATTTGTTGAAATCCATTGAGCAGCAGTACCTCTGCGCTGTTGCATTCTTGTTGCCATTTATAGTCTCCTCTTTCGTGGTGTCTTATAGTATTATATCAGATAATTAACTAAAATTATCTAATGGACTTCCGCCATCGTAACTGTTAGTCCAGTATTCTGAATCATAAAATCCTGCAATTTCAGTTGATGTAAAGATTGAATCATAGAACCCTGCATCTTGGAACACTGAAACAATAAGTCCAGTTCCGTCAATTGCAGTGTCGTGAATATGTTGTCTAAGATCTGCGGTATCAGAAAAAGTAGCAATCATAATCCATTCAGCCTGATCAGTAGAATACACAGAGATGTGGCGTGATACTGTATCAAACCACAACTGTCCATTTACTGGCGTTGACGGGGCTGTTGATGCTGGTGCAGCAACGGCTCCCTTGCTGTCTACATACAACTTTGTTGTTGCATGTGTGTTTTCGGTAGGAGTAGCAACTGTAACGGTTCCTCCAAAGGTACCGCCCTGGTTTACATCTAAACCATGCTTTACTTTAAAATCTCTATTTACAGTTGCCACTTCTATCCTCTTTTCCTAATTATGCTTCGATGTAGGTCTTGCTTACCTTAACGGCAGTATTTGCTGCTGCTGCGGTAACTTGTAGAAGAACGTTTGGTGCTGAATAAACGGCATTTGTTGTTCCTAGTTCACCATTGCTTTGTACATTTGCGTACTCTGTTAGATAAACATTGTTTGATCCGTCTACGGCTACAAGAACTTCGATAACTTCAATGTCGCCACCAGCATTTTTTAATTGAACAACATACTTAGCAGCAGAATATGTTGCTGCTGAGAATGTATCAATTGTTGTTGCTGAAGTTCCAGCGGTTGCAGTTGCAGATCCAACAAGAGAATCTGGAAGTGCAACAGATGTTGCAGATGCTACACCAAGTACTGGAGTAACAAGTGTTGGTGTGTTAGCAAATACTAGAGCACCAGTTCCTGTCTCGTCAGAGATAACTCCTGCAAGTTCTGAAGAAGATGTTGCAGCAAGTGCTGAAATCTTACTTGTTGTATAAACACCATTTGTTACTGTTGCAGCATTTCCTGTGTATTCTGTTGCTGAGAGAACCTGAGTTCCATTAACCTTTAATACCTTGCCAGAAGCAAGATCAAGATGTTCTGAAGAGGTCCATGCATCAGTTGCGTCTACCCATGAGAAAGTCTTGTCTGTAGTACCCTTAAGAGTAAGACCACCACCGTCTGCACCTGCATCTGTTGGAGTTGCGACTGAACCAAGTGTAAGGTTCTTGTCATCAACTGTAATTTCTGTTGAGTTAATTGTAGT